CAGTTAACAGTTAACTCTCCTCTTGATACTTCAACTTATTAATCGTAAGATTAAATTAGTGGTCATAAACCTCATCAATTATTGGTGGGGTTTTTTCTTTACGCTACAATAAAACTAAATTACTTTATAGATCGTGGCAGCTACTATAACAGCAACATTATCAAGTGCTACTGCAAATAGCTATGTCACATTGGCAGAAGCTAATACATATTTTGAAACTGTACCAGATTCAAGCACTTGGACAAATAAAACAGATGATCAAAAGAATAGAGCATTAATAGCAGCTACAAGATGGATTGACAGCTTTATATTCTACGGAGACAGATGTGATAATGGACAGGCACTAAAATTTCCTAGGAATAACTATCAAGTAGATGACGTAGAACTATCTTGTACAACAATTCCAAATAATATCAAGTATGCACAATATGAATTAGCTAGAGCTTTAGCAAACGAAACAGACGCTATGACGGGTAATACAGGTACAGATGGAAATATTGAGGAAGTAAAACTAGGAGATATTCAAGTTAAATACAACACAAGTAGCCAAGGCACTGGAACTGTAAATAATATTATGGACAAATATCCGTGGTTACAAAGTTATCTGGGAGCATATATGCTAGGTGGAGCAGGAGCTTTTCAAATGAGAGTGGTTAGAGGATAATGGCAGGACAATTAGACACAGCACTAAAAAAGATAGCCAAACAGGTTGTTGCTCAACTTGGTGATTTTTTAGATACAACTATTGTTTATACAAGGAAAGGAGTTTCAAGTTACAACAATCAGACAGGAGAGTACCATACAGTAGATACAAATTACACAATAAAAGTTCCTATTGAATTTATAAGATCCAGTGAAGAAACAGGTTTTCAAGAAAATGTGGCAAGAATGTACTTAACACCTGATTTAATAGGAGATAGCCAACCTTTATTACAAGATGAAATTACTTTGACATTTTCTGGCTCTAGCAGGAGTTGTAAAATAACTAATATTCTTACTCAAAAAGGTGGTCAAGAATATTTATTTAGAGTTGATGTTATTTTCTAATGACTTTAGTAAACGCACGAGCAGCATTTGAAACCGCAATCTTAAATGCGGTAACAGACGCAGATCCTACTGTATCTGTAATTTTTGACAATACACCGTTCAGTTCTCCAGGTAAAAATAAAAAGTATGTGATGGTAAGTTTAGACTTTAATCAATCTACTACTCAAACGCAGGGAGCAGCATCAAGTTTCTATTCTGGTTCTATAAGATGTGGGATTATGACACCGCCTCATAAGGGAAGTGCAGTTGCTTCTGCAATAGCTGAAACAGTTATTACAGGTCTTACTTCTGTTAACGCTTCAACTTATGTAGATACTTTTTCTGTTACACCAAGAGTATTACAGATAGAAGGTCCAACTTCGGTTAATGTTGAAGAAGATAGTCACTATTTATCTGTTGTAAGTTGCGATTTTACTGCTAATGCCTAAATATAAACCTATAACAAAACTTACAGAAGATTTAGAAAAAGCCATAGTAAAGGGTAAGAAGGCAGCAGCCAAAAAAATAGCTATAGCACTTATAGAAGAAGGTCCGTGGTGGACAGGAACATTTGGAGAAAACTGGATAGTATCAAAAAGTCCTGTACAGGCTACTAAGAAAAGAAAACCAGACTTTCCACATTATTTAATACCCGATCCAACAGCTAGGCAGATAAAAAACCCTAGAGTTCCAAATGTAACACTAAATCAAGATTTATTTATTGGTAACAGAGCTAAGTATGCTGGTTTTGCTATTAACGCACCAGGTCAAACAAGACCTGGAATTGATGGTAGTCCTGTTAACTATTTACAACATGGTAAAGATTTTAAATTAACTGCTAGGAAAGGTCCAAATTGGTACAATATTTATACAAAAGGTAACTTTATAAAGTTTGATATTGCTAAAGCATTTAAAAAGGTTGGCTTTAGTTAATAAAGTAGTAGTATAGTAGATGAATACACTATTTATTTTGTATGCCAACAGATAGAGCAATCGACAAGCTAAAGAAAGCATTTAGCATAAACAGCAAAAGCAGTTACCCAATTTACAAAAACGGAGAACTAATTTTAAAGGTGTATTGGTCACCCTTAACTATTGCAGATAGAGACACCATAAATGCTACTTTAGCAGCATCTAATAGAGGTCAAGAAGAGGGAAATTTAGACTTTGCTTTGCAAGTAGTAATAAGTAAAGCTGAAGATGAAAATGGTCAAAAGCTATTTGTTGAAGCTGATAAACCTAGTTTAAGAAGAGAAATACCTTTGGCAGTCTTGTTAGAGCTTATGACAAAAATGCAAGAGTTGGGCGAGGAGGCTACCCCCGATGCCGTAAAAAGCACAACTTAATAAAGACAACTATCTATACTTACAGTTTTTCATAGCCGAAAAGTTAGGAATGACAGTTTCTAGCCTTCAGAAAGAAATGACAATGGAAGAAGCGTGTGCATGGAACGCATACTTTACTCTAAAGGGCGAAAGAGAAGAAAAGGCATACGAAGATGCAAGAAAGAAAGCCCAATATCGTAAGGTACGCTAAACTAAAAGCAATGTTTATTAGAAAGTAGTGGCATCTAATTACGAAGTAAATATAAAACTAGATACAAAGCAAGCTAAAGACCAATTAAGGGAGCTTGAGGAACGTATCGCTAAACTAAATAGATTAGCGTTAAAAGGTAAAGCCAGTAAGCAAATACTAAAAACGGACAGAGATGCACTAGCGTTAAAAATTAAAGAAAACAGAGTCCAAGACCAAAAAATAAAAAAGGATAGATTAGAACTAAAAATAGCTAAAGATAATTTAAGAGTACAACAACAGTCTGTAAATATAACAAATAGACAAGCAGGAGGTTTTAGTAGAGGTACGGGCGGAGGTGCGAACAGAGGTGGAGGTGGAGGCGGAGGAGTTCTTTCTGGAGCATTAATTAGTGGTTCGTTTCCGTTACTGTTTGGTCAAGGACCATTAGGTGCTGCTGCTGGTTTTGGAGGAGGATTAATAGGTGGAGCATTAGGGGGTGCAACAGGCGGATTTGCAGGAGGTCTTGTTGCTACAGCGTTATTACAAACAGTAACTAATACAGTAAATGGAATAAATGAATTAGGGGCTGCTTTAAATGATCCTACACAAAATTTAGATAAACTTGTTACAACCTTATCTATGTTTGACCGAAATATAACTGCCTCTGTACAAATTTTACAATCAGCAGGACTTACAGCATCAGCAGGACAGTTTGCAAGAGCCAGATTTGGTACGGAATTTAGTGCTGGTGGTGCAAATAGTCTCGAAGAAATGAATAAAGCATTTAAAGAATTTGGAAAAGTTACTTCTAAGCTAGGAACAGAACTCGCAATATTAGCATCAGGTCCGTTAACTGGATTTATGAAAATGCTTAATTTTGTGTTAGGTGGGGGAGGTAAATCAGAACAAGGCGAAAGTTTAGCAGACACTATAAATAGAACTATAGATGAACGTAATAATGCCATAAAGAGAATAACTGATTTAGAAACTTCCTTACAAAAAAATATAAAAAGAAGAAATGAACTGCGAGAAAAATTTGATACAAAAGAAGAAGAAAGAGCCCTTTCACAAAGCGGGGAATTAGGAAAAGTACAGAGTGAATTTAGAACATTAGGCCAACAAATACAGACAGATAAGTTGAGTGTAAAAACACTTAAAGAAAGTGTACAAAACTTTGATGCCATTGTTAAATTAGCTGAGTTGCAGCAAAAAATACTCAAAGAGAATGAAGTAAATCTAAAAGGACAGATAGAACTAGAAAAAGCAAGATTTGAGGGTTCTGAAAAAGATTTGATAGTTATAGAGCAGAGAAATAAATTAAAAAAATTAGAATTTGCAATAGAAAAACAGATAGCTGAAGTAGAAGCTGTAAGAGAAAGTGGAAGTGATTTAGAGCTAGAAAAAGCAGAGCAAACTTTAACTAATTTAAAGTTACAGAAAGATCTAGAAGAGCAGATAACACTAAACAGGTTAAACGCTGCCGATCCAGCGATAAGTCGTATGAATGAATTAAATAAGAAAATGCGTGATCTAAATGATACAACTCTTCAAGCTGTGAATCTATCTAAAGCAATGGGTCAATCATTTGAAGAATCATTTAAAGGCATAATTAAGGGCACAATGACTGTTACCGATGCGTTTAGGAATATGTTGAACAAAATAGCTGATTTCTTTATTGACACTGCTGCACAATTAGCTGCCACTCAACTTCAAAAAGGTCTTTTGGGATTATTTAGCAATATCTTTAACTTCAGCACCACTCCGTTAAATGATATACAGAATACTGATGTAAGACTTGCTGCAAATGGTGGTCCTGTTGGAATGAGACAACCCTATATTGTCGGAGAGCGTGGGCCAGAATTATTCGTTCCAAACCAGTCTGGAAATATAATACCTAACCATGACTTAGCTGGAGTTGGTGGTGGTTCAACAAGTATAGTTGTAAATGTAGATGCTTCTGGATCTTCTGTTGAAGGAGATGAAGAACAAGGCCGAGAACTTGGTCGTCTTATATCTGTAGCGGTACAATCTGAATTAGTACAACAGAAAAGACCTGGGGGTTTACTTGCATAATGGCTACTTTTCCTTCAATTACTCCAACATACGGACAACAAAAAAGATCAGCACCTAATACTAGAACAGTTCGTTTTGCTGACGGTTATGAGCATAGAATTTTATTTGGATTAGCTCAACATCAAAATCCCAAAGTTTTTAACTTTACTTTTAATGTATCAGAAACAGATGCAGATACTATAGAAACATTTTTAGATGCTAGAGCAAATGATAGTGCTAGTTTTGATTTTACACCACCAGGAGAAGCTAGTTCTTCTAAATTTGTATGTTCATCATGGTCTAAATCAATTCCATATTTAAACAGAGCGACAATACAGGTAACATTTAGGGAGGTATTTGAACCATGAGTACTGATCCTGTATTTAGTGAAGTTCAAAAGATAAATCCTTCTGCAATTATTGAACTTTTTACATTACAGCTAGACAATTCTTTACATGGTGCGACTACAATTTATAGATTCCATTCTGGATCTAATCTTAATGCTAATGGTGAAATAGTTTGGGCTGGTAATTCTTACCTTAGATTTCCAATAGAAGCCACAGGTTTTGCATATCAGCGTGGTCAGATACCAAGACCAAAACTTGTTGTTAGTAATGCTTTAGGAACAATATCAGCTATTTTGTTACTTGTTAATGAAACAACGGCTGGCAATGATTTAACAGGTGCTACTTTTACAAGAATTAGAACAATGGCAAGATTTCTTGATGCTGCAAACTTTAGTGGTGGTAGTAATCCACTAGGTACACCAGATCCTACAGCAGAGTTTAAGCGTCAAGTTTATACAGTAGATAGAAAATCAGTAGAAACTAGAGAAATAGTTGAATTTGAATTGGCAGGAGCTATTGACATGGCTGGAGTCCGAGCACCAAAACGTCAATGCACCCGTGCATTATTCCCTAGTATTGGTACGTTTACACAATGAGTTGGAAATATAAAGCACTACTTCATGCTCAACGTGAAGATCCTAGAGAATCTTGTGGGCTTTTATTAAATGTCAAAGGTAAAGAAAGATACTATCCATGTCGTAATCTTTCAATGACAGATCATCAATGTTTTATTATTGATCCAGAAGATTATGTAAAAGCAGATAATACAGGTGAAATCGTTGGTGTTGTTCATAGCCACCCTATAACACCTCCAGAACCTAGTCAGGCAGATAAAATTAGTTGTGAACAAAGTAAGCTACCCTGGTATATTGTTAATCCCAAAACTGAACAATGGGGAGAATGTAAGCCAGAAGGATACGTTCCAGATATTTTAGGAAGGCAGTGGGTTTGGGGTGTTACTGATTGTTGGAGTTTAGTTGTCGATTGGTATAAAAAAGAAAAAGGAATTATTTTAAAAGATTACGCAAGAACTATGACACCAGAGGAATTTTTAAAAAATCCTTTGTTTGAAGATTATGCGTGGCGAACAGGTTTTAGAGAACTTAGGTCAGACGAACCATGTAAAGAAGGAGATGTGTTATTGATGTCAATAATGCACCCAACTTTAAATCATGTAGCTATTTTTCTTGGGGATATGGTTTTACATCATTTAGCAGATAGACTATCTTGTAGAGAGCCATATTCTGAGTGGTTGTTAAAATGTACTGGTAAGAGGTATCGCTATGCTCAGAAAAGTTAAACTTTATGGAGAACTAGCTGACTTTGTAGGTCATAAAGAATTAGATGCTGTAATAAATTGCACTGCTGATGCAATAAGGTTTTTAATAACTAATTTTGAAGGATTAGAAGCACACATGGCTAACAGACACTATCAAGTGCTTGTGGGTGATGAAGATATTGATGAAACTGAATTACATAATCCAATAGGACAATCTGATGTAAGTATTGTGCCAGTGATTACTGGTGCAGGTGGAGGTGTAGGAAAAACTTTGTTAGGAGTTGCATTAATTGGTGTTTCTATTGCTACAGGAGGAGGGTTTAATGCTTTATTTTCTGAAACAGGTCTTACAAATGTCTTTTCTTCTATAGGTTTGAATGTAGGAGTAGGTTTAACTATTATGGGTGTTAGTGAAATGCTATTCCCTTTACCTAAATTACCTGATTTTTCAAACGAAGAGGACCCAAGAATATCATTTAGTTTTTCTGGAGTGCAAAATACATCTAGGGCTGGTACTTCACACCCAATAGCTTATGGTGAGATAGTAACAGGATCAGTTGTTATCTCAGCAGGAATTGACACTAATCAGGTATCAGCATGACAGATAAAATCATTAGAGGTTCTGGTGGTCCTCCTCCCACTCCACCATCTCCGACAAGAGCACCTGATACTTTAAACAGTAGACAGTTTGCAACAATTTTAGATCTTATATCTGAAGGAGAAATAGAAGGTTTTGCCACTCCATCAAAAGCAGGACTTACAAAAGGATCTACAGCTTATAACAACGCAGCACAAAAAGATATATTTTTAAACGATACTCCTATTCTCAACTCAAGTGCTAGTAATACAAGTCCAGGAACCTCTGATTTTAATTTTCAAAATGTAACCTTTACACCTCGTTTTGGAACTTCAAATCAAAGTCATATTCCAGGAATTGAAAGTAGTCAATCTCTTACAAGTGTAGGAGTAACAGTAACAACTTCTTCTCCTGTTACTCGCCAAATAACAAATACCAATGTTGATGCTGCAAAAGTAACAATAACATTTCCACAACTACAAAAAGCAACAGATCAAGGTGATTTACTTGGTTCTACTGTTGAGTTAAAAATACAAGTTCAATATAATGGTGGTGGTTTTAGTGATGTTCTATCAGATACTATAACTGGTAGAACTGCTGATGCGTACCAAAAAGAATATCGTGTAAATATTACGGGTGCATTTCCTGTCGATATTAGAGTTGTAAGAGTTACAGCAGATAGCACTACTTCTAGTCTTGTTGATGCTTTTGCTTGGACAAGTCTTGGTGAGATTATTGATGATAAACAAAGATATTTAAACAGTGCCTATACGAGTTTAAGAATAGATTCTGAGCAGTTTAGCTCTATACCAAAAAGATCTTTTCGTATTCGTGGGGTAAAGGTAAGAATACCAGGAGCAGGAGCATCTAACTCTGGCACACCTACTGTTGATTTACAGACGGGAAGAATTATTTACCCAAGTGGCTACATATTCAATGGAACACTCGGAGCAGCCCAATGGTGCTCTGACCCTGCCATGATATTGCTTGACCTTTTAACTACTGAAAGATATGGATTTGGAACGCATATAACGGATAGTAACTTGGATTTATTTAGTTTTGTAGCAGCTAGTAGATACGCAAATGAATTGGTATCAGATGGGTTTGGAGGACAGGAAGCTAGATTCAGTTGCAATGTAAATTTACAGGGATCTATGGAAGCGTACCAGTTGATAAATGAATTAGCTGGTGTTATGAGATGTTTTCCAATATGGTCTGAGGGTTCTGTAACTATTACGCAAGATAAACCAACAGATCCAAGTTATTTATTTAGTTTAGCAAATGTTGGTGAAGGTGGGTTTTCTTATTCTGGCAGCAGTTTAAAACAAAGACATACTGTTATTTCTGTTAGTTATTTCAATATGGATAGTAGAGAAATAGATTATGAAGTTGTAGAAGATACTGCTGCACAAGCAAAACTTGGCATAGTAAAAAAAGATGTTAAGGCATTTGCCTGTACTTCCCGTGGTCAGGCTCAAAGATTAGGCAAGGCAATACTATTTAGTGAACAAAATGAATCTGAAGTAGTTAGTTTTACAACATCAATAGACGCTGGTGCAATAGTAAGACCTGGATCTGTTATCTCTGTTAATGATCCTGTTCGTGGTGGAGAAAGAAGATCAGGAAGAATAAAAACAGCAAGCACTACACAGATTACTGTAGACAGCACACAAGATTTAGATACATTTACTGGATCTAATAAAAAATGTAGCGTTATATTGCCTGATGGTACAGTTGAAACTAAAAACGTAACTGGAGTTGTAGGAAGTGTAATTACACTAGATTCAGCTTTATCTGCAACACCCAATGCAAATGCTATATGGTTACTTCAAAGTTCCACTTTAGAAGCACAGACATTTAGAGTAATAACCGTTGTAGAACAAGATGGTATTAACTATGCGATTACTGCATTAACTTATATTGATGGAAAGTATGCAAATATTGAATCTGGAATAAGTCTACCTGCAAGAAGTATATCTTTACTAAACGAGCCAAAAGATCCTCCATCAAACTTACAGGCATCTGAAAGAGTTGTTGTAATAAATGCTCTTGCTGTAACTAAATTAATTTTATCTTGGGTATCAGTTACAGGAGTAAGCCAATATCTTGTTCAATACAGGTTCAACAATACAAACTGGGTTAGTGAAGTTGTATTTAGACCTGACTTTGAAATCGTTGGCACAGAGGCAGGGACTTATGAGTTCAAAGTTTATTCCTTTAATGCTGCATTAAAACTATCCGCAACATCAACTGATTTAACTTTTAATGCTGTAGGTAAAACAGACCCACCTAGTAATGTTCAGAATTTATCAATGGAGCCAATTACTAATAAGTTAGTAAGACTTAGATGGACAAAAGCTGTTGATCCTGACGTTTTGCACGGGGGAAGAGTATATGTTAGACATAGTAACTTAACTGATGGTAGTGGTACGTTCCAAAACTCAGTTGATCTTGTTACTGCTTTAGCTGGTAATACAACAGACGTTGTTGTTCCTTCTTTAGAAGGAGAGTATATTCTTAAATTTCAAGATGACCAGGGAAACTTTAGTACGGGAGAAGCTAGTGTAATACAGGATTTACCTGATCTTATTGATACTCAGGTTATATTGCAGGATCGAGAAGATTTAGATAGTCCTTCATTTCAAGGAGTAGATACTAATACAACTTTTAATACTACAACCAGTGCATTGCAGCTTACGAATCCAGCTACAAATGCAACAGGAGAATATGCTTTTAAAGATATTTTAGATTTAGGTGCTGTATTTTCTCTTGATTTAAAACGAGTTATACGTTCTATTGGGTTTGTTATTGGTACAGATATAGAAACGATCATTCCAAGTGGGTCTTTTTGGGATGATTATGCTATTGATGGTAACTTTGATGGTGCAGCAGCAGATGAGGCAAACTGTCAGATACAGGTAGCAACATCACAAACAGCATCAGGAAGTTTTGGATCGTTTAATAACTTTGCCAACGGAACATTCAAAGGTCGCAGATTTAAATTTAAATTAGTTTTAGAAACAACTAATGTTTCACAAAATATGAACGTGCAGCAGGCAGGGTTTACAGCAGAATTTCAATCAAGAACAGAGCAAAATTATCAGACAGGAGGCAGTACATCTACCGCACCACAACAATCTGGTACATCTTCTTCTGGTAAAACTGTTACATTTGGAACACCGTTTTTTGTTGGTACTTCATCATTAGGAGGAGCAAATGCGTTTTTACCTTCTATTGGAATCACAATACAAGATGCTCAAGCTGGAGACTTTTTTACAGTTACAAATGTAAGTGGAACAGGATTTACTTTAAAAGTTATGCAAAATAATAATTCAACTTTTGTTGATAGGTCTTTTACTTTTTCTGCTGTAGGATATGGTAAAGGGGTGTAATATGGAGAAAAGCACTGTATAGATGAGCCAAGTATCAGACTATAATATTGCAAATGCCTCAGGCGCCAGCGTGAGAAGTGACCTTAATGCTGTTTTTGATGCAATAAAAACTCTTAATAGTGGCGGTTCTGATCCTAGTAATACATCAGCGTTTATGCCTTATGTTGATACGGCAGATAGCAATAATTTAAAAATAAGAAATGCAGCCAATAATGCTTTTGTTACTGTAGGATCTGTTGATTCTGCAAACTTAGGATTACTACCAAGAGCAGGTGGTACGATGACAGGTCAGCTTTTGGCTGATGATAGCTCTGGAGCATCTAGTCCTGCATTAAGTTTTGATGGAGATACAGACACAGGAATATTTAGGGTCGGTGCTAATACTATAGGTTTTGCAACTGCTGGTGTTGAAAGAGTAGAAATCAGTGACAGTGGTTTAGATATGAGTAATGGCTTACCTATAAGATTTCAAGATTCCAGTGGTGCTCCTTTTGTTGCCTTAAAATCACCTTCTTCTGTTAGCAGTAATGTAACTTTTACTTTACCTGCTGCTGATGGAAGTGCTGGAGAGTTTTTAAAAACAGATGGATCTGGTAATTTAAGTTTTTCTATAGTTCAAGGTGTTCCTAGTGGTTCTGTATTTTGCATGGCGGTAGCTACAGTACCTTCTGGATATTTAGAATGTAATGGAGCAGCGGTTAGCAGAACAACTTATTCTGCTTTGTTTGCGATTATTGGTACAGCTTATGGTGCTGGAAATGGATCAAGTACTTTTAACTTGCCAGATTTAAGAGGTGAATTTGTTAGAGGTTTTGATAATGGTAAAGGAACAGATAGTGGTAGAAGTATTGCCACTTCTCAATCAGCAACTAACGCATCTCACAATCACTCTGTAAGCGTTTCTGGTACAACCAGTAATAAATCTTTAACTGGTGATGTTAGAAGAATATCAGAAGGTTATCGAGCACAAGGTACTGCAAGTGGTGTATTTACAAAAGAGTTAGACGGGAACAACAGTATAACAGGTAGTTCTTCTACAAGTCCTGTTGCTGGTTTTAGTATGGATGCTTCACACGATCACACATTTTCTGCTTCTGGTACCTCTGGAAGTCAGGGTGGTGAAGCAAGACCACGCAACATAGCTATGATGTACATAATAAAAATTTAATTATGGCAATCGAACCTGGCATATATAATTTTACACTTCAACGAAGATCGGATCATACGATTCCGCTTCTTTTTAAGGACAACAATAATAATGCTATAAATCTTACTGGATTTACTGTAGCTGCACAGGTCTGGGAAGAGACACGCACCACAAAATATGCTGATTTTTCTGTTACTTACACAGATAGGGTTGCTGGATCTGTAAGTATTACTCTTACTGATACCCAAACTGCTACCTTTACTCCTGATATTTTAAAATATGATGTTTTATTAATAGATGCTGGAGGATCTAAAGAATATTATTTAGAAGGTACAATATTTGTAAGCGAGGGTTACACTACAACTCAGTAGTGTATTTTGATTCAACAAGTGGTACATTTAAAGCAGATCAAACTCGCACCGTTGAAAATCTTGTAGACGGAGGAAACTTCTAACATGGCAAACACCTTAAGAATTAAAAGATCTACTGGATCGTCAGCACCCACTTCACTAGCTAATGCAGAACTAGCGTTTAGTGAAGGTAATGAAACCCTATTTATAGGAAAAGGAACGGGTGGTGCTGGAGGATCAGCTACAAGTGTTATAAAAATTGGTGGTATCGGAGGATTTTTTGATAAAGATACAGTAAGAAGTGCTAATGCTGTTTTATCTGGTCCTACAACTGGAAGTGATGCTGCACCTACATTTAGAGCTTTAGTTGCTGCTGATATTCCTAGTATTGCTCATACAAAGATTAGTGATTTTGATGCAGGAGTTAGAACAAATACTCTAGATCAAATGGCTGCTCCTACAAGTGCAGTTTCATTGAACTCTCAGAAAATAACAGGACTAGCAGATCCTACTGGTGATAATGACGCAGCAAATAAAGGTTATGTAGATGGAGTTGCACAGGGATTAGATGTAAAGGATTCTGTAGTTGCTACAACTACTGCGAATGGCACACTATCTACTGCATTTGCTAATGGTCAATCTATAGATGGTGTAACGCTCCAAACTGGTGATCGAATCTTAATTAAAAACCAGACTACTGCATCACAGAATGGTATTTATAATGTACAGGCATCTGGAGCACCATCAAGAGCTACAGATATGGCTACAGGTGCTAATGCTGCTGGTGCTTTCGTTTTTGTAGAGCAGGGAACAGTTAATGCAGAAAACGGTTTTACCTGTACTTCTGATACTGGATCTGCTGTTGTTGGAACGAATAACCTAACATTTGCACAGTTCTCTGGTGCTGGTCAGATAATAGCTGGTGATGGTCTTGAAAAATCTGGTAATACACTATCTACTGATTTGAAAGCAAATGGTGGACTTGTTATTGAATCTACCGAGCTTGCTCTTAAATTAGACGCTAGTTCAATCACTGGAACGCTTGCTATAGGAGATGGTGGAACAGGAGCTACAACTGCTTCAGCAGCTTTAACAGCACTTGGTTTGTCCAACTATGCAAAGACATTAATAGATGATGCTGATGCTGCTGCTGCCCGTACAACACTAGGTCTTGGCAGTATTGCTACCCAGGCTGCCAACTCTGTTGCAATAACAGGTGGTTCGATCACAAACCTAACAACATTTGATGGTATA